TGTTGCGCCAGAAGTCCCGCTTGGCGTTGAACGCCTCGTAGAAGTAGCCCGTGTTGCGGCGGGGGTTGGAGAACGCCATCCAGAAGCGGTTGGGCGTGTTCTCGGTAAAGAAGCCCGCTGCCACCTGCCAGATGCTGTCGGAGATACCGCTGGCTTCGTCAAACACCAGCATGACGCCGTCGAAGTTGTGCACGCCCGCGTAGGCGTCCGGGTTCTCTTCCGACCACAGCCGTCCCTCGACGCCCCAGTAGCGCGTGCCCTTCTTCAGGTCGCGCTCGACCAGCTCGGCCAGCCACTTGGCGGGCATGACGCGGGTAGCCGAGACCTCGAACCAGTGGCTGTTCAACGCGAGTGCCAGCCACTTGGTGATTTCGGCCCAGGTGATCGACCGGAGCTGCGTCTCGGAGTTGGCCGACACGATGGTGCTGGACCCGATCCGGGTCGTCAGCATCCAGATCACCAGCCATGAGACGAGGGCCGACTTGCCGATGCCGCGGCCGGAAGACACGGCCATGCGGAACACGTCGAAGTCCACCTTGCCGCCGTTGGAGCGGATGTGCTCGGCCAGATCGCGCAGCACCTCGCGCTGCCACTTGCGCGGTCCCGCAAAGTGCTCCAGCGGCGTGCCGGGCTGCCCCCACGGGAACAGCCACATCACGAACTTGAGCGGGTCGTCCTTGAGCGACGGCGCCCACAGGGACGCCATCAGGTTCTGCTCGTCCTCAGCGCTGTAGCGCGTGGTCTGCACGTGGCAGCTCCTCTGTCAGGTCCGTGGCGACAAGGTCGATCACCCGACGCTGCGCCTCCTCCAACGCCGCCGTGATGCTGATCTTCTGTTCGATGCTGACCTCGACCGCCTGCTTGGCCACCCACCCATGGGCGTAGCGCAGCATCTCGGTCGCCGCCTTGGCGTCGCCCGCCTCGGCAGCGGCGTACAGGGTGGTGGCCATGGCGCGCTCGCCCTCGGCGCGGCCCTTCTGTTCGGCGTACTCCGCGATGGGGTCCATCTGGCAGAGCTTGCGGTACTCGACCGGCGTCATGCCAGCGGCGAGTGCCAGGCTGTCGCCCTTGAGCCCCAGCTTGGCAGCCGCGTAGATCGCCTCCAGACGCGCCTCGGTGGCGGTCAGCGGACGCGGGTCATAGGGCAGTGAGTAGAAGGTCATGACGTTAAGATAGCGCGGGTTGGCTGTTTGAGCAAGCGTCAAGTATTTTGTTGTGAGCGTGGAGGAAAAATAAAAAGTTTTTGCGGTCCTTGGCCACGGCAACAGCAGCCGCGCTCGGCCCTGCCCCCCCCTCCCCCTGAGCACTCGCAGCAAAATGCTGCAATGCACCAATCTGCTAGCATGGTAGCAGGCTAGCCTAGCTAGCATGCTACCATGTTAGTTGCTGGCATCGATGCCTGGCGGCTGTGTGCTGTGGGCCTTTCTGTTACCAGAAACGTTTCGTCCTCAGATTGGCGCGCCAGCTGCCTGGCATGAACTGCCCGCGTTGCCCGACACGGAAGCGTCGGCCGCCAGCTTCGCAGTAGACAATGCTAAGAGGCGTGCGCACGCCTATCTTTAACGAGCAGGGAAGCAATGGCTCAATCGCCAGCGCCAGCGTTTGCTTGTGACTTGACGTAATGATTTCATCGCTTGCTAGCATGGATAGTGTGTCATCCAGCGTCGCGGTATTGTCGGCGTAAGTGTCGGCGTAGACATAAAGCTGTGCCATGCGGCTAGTCCTTTCTAGCGTTTCGTTTGCTCTAACAATCTAGCAGACTAACAGCGGGAGTGCAAGCGTCGGGGCAGCGGAGAGGTGACGTAGCGTCACTGTGGGGTAGTGTGGGGTAATGTAGAACGTTAATTTTACTCGAAGTCGCCCTTCCAGTATCTTCCAGTAACAGCATACTATTATATTAGCATTTACTAATATACACTTAACAGTCCTTTAACTAGAGAGATAACCCATATTACCCATGAGCCGATAGAATACGGCTTTTAGAGCCACTCCGCATTGCCCCACGCTGTACCCCACGCGTACCCCACCAACTACCCAACGAAAAACGGCGGCCGTTGGGCCGCCGTTTGCTCACTACGGCTTAAGCCGTAGCACGTCCATTTTTCCGCGTCAAGCGACCGTTGCGAGACCTATTCAGCCTGGTTTTTGCATGACATAAAATAGTTGTTGACATGCTGTGAATGCTTCGGCATAGTGGGTGCATCAACAGGAAAGGAGACTACACTGTGCTAATTGCTACTGATCTACTCAAGGCCGCCCTGCTTTGTGCTTCGCAGGAAGAGAGCCGCTACTATCTCCGCGGCGTGCACCTGGCCACGTCCGGTCACCTGGTGACGACGGACGGGCACCGGCTCTTTTGTGCCAAGCTGACTGAAGCCCCAGCGGCCGATGTCATCATTCCGCTTGATACGGTCAAGGCTGCGCTCAAGCTGGCGCCGAAGAAGGCCGCCACGATCGAACTGAACGGCAACACACTCGGCGGCGTGACGTTCACGCCCGTCGACGGCACTTTTCCAAACTGGAAAGCAGTCATCCCGCCCGTTGACGGGTTCAGCCCCCGCGAGGACCAAACGCCCGCGCATTTCAACCCGGATTACATCTATGACCTTGGCCAAATCGCCCGCGCGCTTGGTTCCAAAACAGGTACGTTCTTCAAGATCCACGCTTGGAACCGCGAAAGCCCGCACGGCGTGACGTTCTGCGACCGTACAGACTGTTTCGCGGTCATCATGCCCATGCGCCAACAGTCCGAAATCACGCCTTGGAACATCGCGCGATCTATCGCTTGACAACTAACTATTGACGGGCGGCACATGCCGCCCGTATACTTTCCACGCAATGTCAACTAAAGGATGATACACTATGTCCGATACGATTTACCTTGCCGCGCAACTCGCCAAGGTCGCCCTGCTATGCGGGGCAGCCTATGCCTTCACCTATGTCACCATGCTATTCTAGGAGGGAAACAGATGTCTTATCTCTATGTGCCCGTGACCATTGGCGTCTACCGCGATGGTGTTCACTTGACCGATTTCGCTTGTGAGGCCCGCGTCGAGTATGAGCTGCCAGACGGGCCGTCTGGCGTGCTCGACTGGGATGCGACAGGCTTTTACTTTACGGGCCAATACCTTGGTAAACCAATCCACCACGAAATCGGCCGAACGGACCCGCTGTTTAAGGACTTATACGACCATTGCGACCGCGAATGGATTCACGATCAAGCGCGCGAGGCGCTTGCGCGCGACGGTATCTGTGACCTCTACATGGACCCGGACCTATGATGCGGCCACTGTACGACGCCCGCGGCCTGGTGCCGGACCCGGAGCGGCTCGCGGAGGCGCACCACGTGCGCCGCGACCCGGTGACGGACGAAGTATCGTGGCCGCCGTCGCGCATGGCGGCCGTGCTGCGTGAACTCAAACTTATAGACGAAAAGGAACTCGACCGTGACACATGATTTCACCTACCTCAACCAGCTCGGCGTCGTCGATCTGCTCGACCGTGCGCACCGCGGCAACTGGACCGGCACGGAGGCGCACATGATCCGCGCGCTTGCCGAACGGCTGGAAGATTACCTCGACGCCGCCGCGGATTACGACGCGGTCAATGACGCCCTCATGGAGGCCAACCAGCGCGCGGAAGCCCTTGCAGAAGAGGTTTCCGAATTGGAGCGCGCCCGCAACGAATGGCAGGCCACCGCTGAAGCGCTGAACGGCCGCGTGAAGGAGCTGACCTATTGACCCCCGACCGCGCCTATTGGGCGGGCCATTGCAGCGCGTTTGACGACGCAACGCTGCTACGCTTCCTCGTGGCCGTGGAGGCCAGCCGCAGCCGCTACGACGCAGCCCTTGCGGCCGCGCAAGCGGAGGCCCTGCGCCGCAACCTCATAAAAGAAAAGGCCCCCGTCACCGGGGGCCAAGCAATAGGGAGGAAACAGCCATGACGTATCACGACGTGCTACTGGACGCAATAGAGATTGAACGTCGCCTGCGGGCGTACCTCGACGACCTGGTGCAGCTCGCGGGCGGCCCCGTGACGGTCTGGCGCGCGGCCCGCATGGCCATGGAGCACCTGCGGCGGGCTGCCGACGCGCCCGACAGCGAGCCCGTGACGCTGCCGACGACGCATCCGGAACGGATCGTGTGGGCCGTGGCGGCGGCGCATGGGCTCACAGCCGACATCCTGCGCGGCCCGCTACGCACACGCGACGTCAGCATGGCGCGACACCATGCGGTTTGGGAGCTGCGCCTGCGGCGGCCTGACCTGCCGCTCGACAAGATCGCGGCTTGGTTGAACCGGCGCGACCATGCAACGATGATCCACAGCTTGAAGACGTTCCGCAAACTGCGCGCAAGCGGCCAGTACGAAGAAGAGCGCGCCCTTGTGGAGCGCGCCCTGTCATGATCATGCTGGCGGCCTTGGTGCTGGCGGCCCTTGTGGCCGCCTGGCTCGACCTCTAACTCTTCACCACTGTAAGCCCCGGACCTGCGGCGTGCTCGACCATGCGCCGCAGGTCGCTCTTTGAGTAGGTGCGCACCATGTCCTCGCGCGCCCAGATGTTTTTCTTGGTCTGGAACTCGGCTGACTTGACGGCGCCAAGGTCGATCCAGCCCGCTTCCTTGAGACCGTGCAGGAACGCCGCCTGCGGGATCTTGACGCCGCCCGGCGCACCCTGCTGCAAGGTGCTGCAAAGCTTGTGGAACGGGGAGGCGATGACGCCCGCGGCGAACTCAGGCGATGGCCGCATGACCTGCTCGATCACATAACTTTCGGCCATGCTGCGGCCCGTCTCAATCAGGCGCGTGCGGTAGTCCGTCCAAGGCGGCATCGCCTTGGGGTTGAACGCCGACACGTCGCGCGCCTTGAGCCATCGCGCGACCGCCTGCAGCCCGCCGCCCTTGTACCAGTCCCAGAGCACCGCGGCGTCGGCCTTGTTCATGCGCGGCGCATAGGACCAGATACAGAACCAGCGCCGGTCCTGCGTCGGGAGCGTGATCGGCACCGGGTCATTGGTGAAGGCCAGCACGAACAGGCGGTTGACCATGTCATACGGGTGCAAGCCCTTGCGCTCGATGGTGAGCGTGTCCGGCGGTGCCGCGATGATCGGCTTCAGCTTGTTCGACAGCGCGCGGCGCTCCTTCGCCTCCGGCTCCTTCAATTCGTTCAGGATCAGGATCTCGCTTTCCAAGGCATAGCCCCAGCGGGAATTGATGCCGTCGGCATCCACAAGGCCCCGGTTGCGCAGGTTCGGCCCGCAGACCGACCAGATGAACGGAAACCAGAGCGTGTCCTTGCCACAACCTTCATCGCCGCCATGCAGGACCGCATGATTGATCTTCACCTCCGGGTGCTGGAGCTTGTAGGCCATCACGTCAAGGACGTGCTCGCGCTCGACCGGGTCGGGGATCAGCAGCTCGGCATGGGCCAGCCACGGTGAAATTTCACTGGCCGCAACACCGGACAGGTCCGGCCGCGCGTCAATCCAGCGGTTGCCGTAGACCTCGCCATCGCGCGCCACTAGCACGCTCTCGCCAGCGGCGTAGGTCAGCCCGCGCAGCACCCGCGCGCCGGACGCCTGGCGGTTCTCATCGTAGCAGACGGACGCCTCGACCTTACGCTGCGTGTGGATGGACTTGCAATCGACGTGTCTAAACACTGCGTTGAACGCGCCGCGCGTCATCTCCCGCCGGTCGATCATGTCGAAATAGGCGTCGTCCTCGACGATGTACGCGAAGCGGCTGAACCACTCGCGCTTGGTCAGGCGGCCCAGCTCCTTGCGGTCAACCTCGGCCACGACCTCGGCAGCCGCATCAGGGAACGCCTCGGTCGGCCGGATCGTCGCGGCTACCATGGCCATGCGCTCGGCCACCAGCTCCTCGCGGAAGCCCGCCTGCACCGTCGGCCCGCCCTGCTCGGCCACCCATGCAAGGAAGGCGTTGCTGTCGAGATGCTGGCAGTGTCCATGGTAGCAACAGAACGCGCGGTTGACGGGCGAGTAGCGGCCCTCCGGGTTGCCGTCCGTATGCTCGCCGCTGTTCGGGCAGACGACGCCGCACCAGCCCTCGCGGTTGACCTGGGAGAGCACCAGCCCTTGAGCCGACATCCAACGCAGCACGCTGTCGCTGCCCGTGTCGCGGATCTTGATGGACTGGAGCCCCGGCCCTTCGTCCTCGCCCGGCGCGACGCCTATCGCCTCGCAGATCTGCGGCAGGGTATACTCGCGCTCTGGGTGGAACTCGACCAGCCGCGCCGGGAAATTGTTGCGCCCGAGCTTCAGGTTGACCGAGCCGGGCAGGCGGCAATTGCGGACGGGGTTGATGGCGCCGGGGTCGGTATAGCCCGCCGCTGCGATGGCCTTGATAGCAGATGAAAACGCGCCCTTGGTCGGCTGTTCCTTGAATGCGTAGCCCCACTGGAACGAGCCCTCCGACGTCTCCATGATCCATGTGGGCGGCAGCGGCGACACCTTCGACTTGGTACCGACGTCGTCGAGCATCATGAACAGAACGAACTCGACGTTCTCGCGCTTGGCGGACGGCTTGCCGTCGAAACGGTCGATGATGAACGAGCCCGTGTTAATGAACCAGCTCTCACCGTCGCGGCGCTTGTGGTTCGGCAAGAACGCCGGAAACGTCGCCTTGGGCGCGCCATCCGAATGATACTGTATTTCACCGTCGCGCAGCGATGGCTTCTGGCGCAAGATGAGGGCTGTTTCGCCTTCCGGCGCAAGGCCGGTCAAGTATTCTAAAAAGTCTGACATTGTTTCCTCTTGTCGTCGTTACTTCAGTGTGCGGAACGCGATTGCGTTGTTGACCGTTCTCACCCGCGACCGCACGCGGTTGCCGTCATTGCCGGACTTGACAATCCAGCCCTTGGCCGTCCTGCCGACGATCACGCCGACGTGATTGCGCCAGACGACAATGGCACCGATCCGCGCCCGCGTCGGGCGGCCAACCTTGGCCCAGTTCCGCGCGCGCCACAGATCCTTGCGGTGCGGCATTCCGAAATAGTGTGCCAGATAGCAGCCGCACCAGCGTGACGGGCAGCCCCTCGGCTGGCCGGGTTCACGGGCCTCAACGCTAACGGTGGAGATCAGCAGCGCGGCCAGAGCCGCAAGCAGTACGTTCTTCATGGTTCACCTCATGCCTTACCGTAACGAGCAAGCACTTTGCCGCTGGCACCCAAGGGTAGCCCCTCGGCCCACGCGGGAGGGGTGATCATAACAGCCCGCATCGCGGCTGCCAATTCCGCTGATTTTTCTGTATCAACCTCGGCTACAATTTCGTCGTGGACGTGCAGCACGACCTCGACGCCCGCGGCGTCCAGACCGCGCAGCGCCTCGCGCAGGATGTCGTTGGCGGTGGCCTGCACGATGTTCTCGCAGGCAAGCCCGCGCCAGAGCCGCGCCCGCGGCCACTCCTTGGCATCCGCCGCAGGCTTCCACGACGCCTTGGCGTAGGACACGCCGTCCTCCTCGAACCGCGCGTAGGGGTAGCACAGCACGCGGCCCGACGGCAGCGCGTACCAGAGGTGATCGCCTTGCTTCATGTACTGGACGCGACCCGCCTTGAACACCTCGCCGGGGTTGCGGATGGCGCGGGTGTAGGCCTGCTCCAGATCCGACCAGAACGGCACGGCCCACGGGTTGGCGCGGCGCCACAGATCGACCGTGCGCCTCGCCTCGCTCTCGGGCATGTGGACGCCGTAGACGCGGCCCATGGCACTGAACGCGCCCACGCCGCCGCCGAACCCGCAGGCCAGCACGGCCACCTTGCCAAGCTGCCGCTGCTCGTCAGTGACGGCCGTCTCCTCGACGTTGAACATGCGCGCGGCGACGGCAACGTAGATGTCGCGGCCTTCGCGGAACACGTCCAGCGTCTCCTCGCCGTCCATCGACAGCCATGGCGTGACGCGGGCCTCGATCTGGGCGTAGTCGAACACGGCAAAGGACTTGCCCTCGGCTGGGATCAGCGCAGGACGCAGCATCGACTTCAGCACGTCGGTGACGCGCTTGCCGAACTCGGGCACGATCTGGTGCCCGCGCACGAGCGCCTGGCGGGCTAGTTCAGGCTCTTTGGCACACTTTCGGGGGAAGTTGTGTACCTGTAATCCGTAGCTTGATGCTCGGCCCGTAGCACTTCCGCCAGCGAATACAAACGCACCCCGGACGCGACTGTCGATATCATCTGAGAGCGATGCAGCTCGCTCAAACTTCGCCACGGACGATGCCCACAAATCGTCCGCGCACTGCACCACCTCATGGACTTCCGAGGGTACTTCATCAGGGTTCTCCATCGCCAAGAGATTAGCACGCACGGTCTTGTCGATGCTGACCTTAAACCGTTTACTTTCTAGGTGAACTAACTTTGACGTGTAGATGTCGTCACCCAATAAACCTTTGCGAACAAGATGTTCTTTCTGCTCTTGTTTTTTGCTCGCGTCTTTTATCTTTACGTCTTCAACCATCATCATGGCCCGTGCCTGCGGCCCGACGCGCTCCAGCACCCACTCGCGCATACGGGGGCTACGCACGCTGGTGAGCCCCGTGATCTCGCGGAAGATCGTCTCGATCTCCTCCTGCTCGGCGGCAGCATACTTGACGGCGGCCTGCGCCAGCGGGCGGTCGAGGCGCACGCCGCGGTCGTTGATGCGCTCGTTGACGTGGTAGTCGAGCAGCTCCTCGTCGGTCAGCCCGCGCATGGCCTTGGAGAAAGCCCGCATGGCGCGCACGTCCTGCTCGCAGTACTCGATCATCTCCTGCATCAGCCCGGCGTCCTCGCGGAACGTGCCATTGGCCTGCGGGATGGACAGCGCACGCACCAGAGCCGCACCGCGGTGGTCCTTGCGCATCCCTGCGCCCGCGAAGCGGCCCACGTCCTCCAGGCTGCCCGGCGCGCAGTTGGCGCGGGCCTGCGCCGCGGTGCAGTAGAACTGCGTCAGCGCAGGCTCGGGCACGCCGTGGTCGGGACAGATGACGTACCAGAAGATCAGCCGCTCGAAGGCGGCGTTGTGGGCGCGGATCTGTGCGCCAGAAAGAATTGCCGCTGAAACTTTCTGTGGAAAGGATTGGTCGGGCGTCCACGTCTGCACGTCCTCGTCGTCGAAGGCGTAGGACATGCAGAGCGCTTGTGTGGAGATGTCTTGCGCGTAGTTGTACACGCCCCGGCTCGGCAGATCGCAGCGCGAGCGGGTCTCGAAATCAACCCAGAGTATTGTCATGGATGTGGTCGGGGCGCGGCCTCGGCAGAAACCGCGCCCCTCGCCCGTTACGCGCTGCGACGGCGGCGGGTGGGGGCATCCACCGGCGCTTCGCTTGCGGGCTTCTCTTCGGCCTGACCATCAAGGCTCAGCCAATTCACGACCTCGAACACGGGCGTGAAGATGCGCCCGTAGGACTTGTGGGTGTAGTGGTCCTTCTTCAGCTTCACCGCGGGCACCGGCTTGGCCTGATCGGCCTCGACCTGCGCCGCAATGTCAAGGGCCAGCTTCTGCACGGCACGCTTGCCGCCGACGCTGGTGACGCTGTAGCGCACCTCAAGCCCGGCGTCATCACCGGACGTGCACTTGAGGCTCATGCCGACCTGAAGCTCCCAGCCGCGCTTGGCCTGCGGCGGCGCGGGGTCCAGTTCGGGCAGCGGCTCGTTGACCGGCACCATCTTCTCGGCCAGCACCTCGCCATCGCCCCAGGCGATGTAACCGTGCACGAACGAGAACGGGTTGACGGCCCAGGTGCTGCCGTCCTCGACCTCGGTCTGGTCAGCGCCGAACACCCAGTGTCCGGTCTTGTCCATCTTGAGGATCGCCACACCATCGGCACCACCGACGCTCGCATCAAGCGAGCGCAGTGCCTGCGACAGGTTCTGGACGGAGGGAAGGTTGGCCTTCGCAAAGGTAATCGCGTTCATCTTATTGTCCTTTCTAGACAAGTTTACCAAGGGCAGCAGCGAGATGCTTGCCGACCTGCAACGACGCCGGGCGCGGATCATCCGCGGGTGCCAGCGTGTCACCCGATGAGACGGCGGTGATGAGCCCTTCCGGCATGGCGAGCTTGTGCTTCTTCAGCACCTTCTCGACCTGCGCCGGGCTCTTCAGCTCCGTCAATTCCTCAGCACTACAGCCTGCTTCGGCAAGGGCTGTCAATGCCGTCTGTTCGTTCACCCACTGCCGCGTCGCCCGCTTGGGCACCAGCTTCCAGCCGGGCAGCTCAACGCCCGCTTCCAGCAGTTCGACGGCCATCTCGCGAGCGTCCCTGATCCAGCCCTCCAGCAGGTCGATGCTGGCCAAGGCTTCCGAAAGCCGGAAGATGTTGACCGCCTTGATGTTCTCGCGCTTGGCGCGCTCAACGGCGCCATTGACCAGCGGGCAGATCGACTTGGCAGCGCACCAGCGGCAGTGGTCGCCGGTCGCCAGCGGCGCGTCCGGCCGCTGCGCGGTCTTGACGGCCATGATCAGCTCGGCCTCGAAGCGGCGCACTCGGTCGAGGTCCGTCACCCAGCGCCGCACATGCGGCGGCTGCACGATGATCACCTCGACCGTCTCGACGCCCTCGAAGGCCCAGCGTGTCGCCTCGGTGCGAAGTGCGGCAGCCGTGTAAAAGAGCGCCTGCGGGTTCTCTTCAGCCTCGACAGGCACGCCATCGCCAAACTTCCAATCCAGCAGAATGCCGCGATTGCCAATCCGGCCAACAAGATCGGCGGAACCAAAAACACCAGGGAGAGCGTCCCCAAAGCCCACCACCTGCTCGACCGCGTATTCCAACTGTCCATCTGGGTCGATCTCATCCAGCACCGCCAGTGCGGGCAGCAGCTTGCGCTCCAGCCGGTCCTCCGTCAACTCGATGCCGTTGTACATCAGCCCAAGGAACTCCTCGGGCTTCTTGGTCGTTTCCAGAATGGTGGCGATGACGTTGTGCAGCAGCGTGCCCTCGTCGGCGTAGCTGCTGGACGGCTTGGGCGGCACCTGCTGCACAAGCGCGACGCTGCCGGGGCACGCGATGACACGCTTGGCGGTCGAGCCGCCGACGATGTTAGAGTGTTGGGCCATACTGTCGTCTCCTGTTGTTTCGTCAACCGTTACAGATTTCTTGTTGACCTGTCAAGCATTGTTTGTTACAGGATGGTCATGGTACGCGAAAGTGAGATCGAGAAGTATTTCGTCTGGACGGTGCAGCGCATGGGTGGAACGGCCTACAAGTTCAAGTCGCCCAACCACCGCGGCGTGGCCGACCGCATCGCCTGTCTGCCGGACGGGTCCGTCCACTTCGTTGAGCTGAAGGCACCCGGCGGGCGGCCATCGCCGCTCCAGAAGCTCTTTGCGGCCCGCATGAAGGAACTCAAGCAGAACTACACGATACTATGGTCAAAGACGGAGATAGACGAATGGCGGCATACTATAACGAGTTCGACCCCTACGCAGCCCAATGGCTGCGAAACCTGATCGACAGTAAACTGATAGCGGAAGGTGACGTAGATGACAGATCAATTCGGGACGTGGCTCCGGGCGACCTCAAGGGTTACACGCAATGCCACTTCTTCGCCGGTATCGGCGTCTGGTCCTACGCCCTCCGTCTTGCAGGATGGCCCGACGACCGGCCCGTCTGGACCGGCTCCTGCCCCTGCCAGCCGTTCAGCGCCGCCGGAAAAGGAGCAGGATTTGCCGACGAGCGCCACCTCTGGCCCGAGTTCTATCGCCTCATCAGCGAGTGCCGCCCTACAGTTGTCTTTGGAGAGCAAGTTGCGAGTAAGGACGGTCTTGGCTGGCTCGACGCTGTATACGCTGACATGGAAGCATCGGGCTACGCCATTGGGGCGGCCGATTTGTGCGCTGCGGGCGTCGGCGCCCCGCACATCCGCCAGCGCCTCTGGTTTGTTGGAGAAAGGTTGGACGACACCACAGGCGCACGACACCTCGGGGCGCTCGCTCGGGCAGAAGGAGAAGCACGGGACGAAGCACGGCTGCGCCTGTCTGGTGAGGGACGCGGACCTTGCGGGCTGGGTCACCACCACCAGGGACTGGAAGGACAGCGGAGCGGACATCAGGCCGAGGGAGGACGGCTCGGAGCGGTTCGACCAACTGCCGAGACAGGCGAACTTGGCGGGCTGGGGCACCCCATCGGTGCAGGACGACAATCAGAGCCGCATGTCGCCGGAAGCAATGGCACGGGAATGGAACAGGCCGGGTGCGTCTCAAAGCAACCTAGCAAAACAGGCGCACATGCTGACGGGCTGGAACACGCCAGCGGCCTCGGACGGGAACGGAGGCAAACGCCCGCACCCGGACACGACGATGACGGGTCAGCACCCGGAAGGCAGGAAGGTGAACATGGGGCTGGCCTCGCAGGTTCACATCGGCTTTCTCAAGACGGAGCCCGCCCGACTAACGGCCACTGGCGAGCTGCTGACTGGCTCTGCTGCCGGGATGGAAAGTGGCGGCCAGTTGAACCCGGCACATTCCCGCTGGCTCATGGGGCTCCCGCCCGCGTGGGACGCCTGCGCGCCTACGGCAATGCCATCGTCCCGCAAGCAGCGGCAGAAGTGATCGGAGCCTACCTTGACGCTCGCCCTTAGACCATACCAGAACGACGCCGTGACGTTCCTGTTCGAGCGTGACCGCGCCATGATCCTGGCCCCTGTGGGCGCGGGCAAGACGGCCATCACGCTGCGGGCCATGGCCGAGATGAAGCGCGACGGCCATGCCAAGCGCTGGCTGGTCGTCGCCCCCAAGCGCGTCTGCACCGACGTGTGGCCGGTCGAGGCCAAGAAGTGGGCACCCGACCTGACCATGGCGGTCGCCATCGGCAGCGCAGCGCAGCGCAAGGCGGCGTTCGCGGCCAAGGTGAACATCGTCGTGTTCAACTACGACAACCTCGACAAGATGCCCGAGGGTGACTTCGACGGCATCGTCTTCGACGAGCTGACCCGGCTCAAGAACCCGTCGGGTATGCGCTTCAAGGCACTGGTCAAGGTGCTGGACCGTTTCAAGGTGCGCTGGGGCCTGACGGGCTCGTTCACGTCCAACGGGCTGGAGGACGTGTTCGGCCAGTGCAAGGTGATCGACGAGAAGCTGCTGGGCCGCACCAAGGGGGCCTTCATGCAGCAGTACTTCGTCTGCATCAACCGCGACTTTGGCGAGTGGATGCCGCGCCGCGGTGCGCTGGAGCAGGTGATGGCCCGCATCCGCCCGGCGACGTTCGTGCTGGAGCCCGGCGTCTACAAGGACAAGCTGCCGCCGTGCCATGTCGTCGAGATGCGCTGCGACATGCCCGACCGCGAGCCATACGAGAAGATGAAGCGCGACTTCATGGTTGAGATGCAGGGCAAGGACATCACCGCCATGTCGGCGGCTGCGGTCACGACCAAGCTTCAGCAGATGGCCAGCGGTTGGGTTTACCATACGGTGGACTGGAACGGGCCGTACCGTCTGCCGGTCTGGTTCTCGACGCACCGCTTCGACCTGCTGGACGAGGTGCTGGAGGGCAACCAGCGGGCCAATACGCTGATCGTCTACAACTTCATCGAGGAGTTGGCGGAACTGAAGCGCCGTTACCCGGGGCGGCTGTGGACGCTGGACGACGGCGCCGACGTGATCGAGCGCTGGAACGCGGGCAAGATTCCGCTGCTGGCGGTTCACCCCAAGTCGGCGGGCCACGGCCTCAACCTGCAACATGGCGGCCACCACCTGGTGTTCCTGTCGCTGCCGTGGTCGCTGGAACTCTACGAGCAGGTCGTCGGCCGTCTGCACCGCAGCGGGCAGGCGCGCGACGTGTGGGTCTACGTCCTGCTGACGAACAAGACCATCGACGAGCGCATCTGGGCGGCCCTTGCCGACAAGCGCGCCATATCGGACATTGCACTGGAGGAGTTGAAGGGATGAGTTGGAATTGGCACGATTTGAACGTGGTTCTGGCGATGCGTGACGAGCACCAGGTCAAGGCCATGCTGGATGAGGAGGTCGAGGTCCACAAGCGCCCGACCTACGCGGTGCGCATCCACCAGCGCTACACGACGCTGCGTGCGGTGCGCGAACGCAAGGAAATTATGGCCGCGCTCTCAGGAGACAAGCATGAGTGACATGATCACCCTTTTGGGGGAGTATGCGGAAGAGCTTGCCCGCCAAGACAAAGAGATCGCCAGCCTCACCGCAGAGGCGCGCGTTAGGCAGACAATAGTTGAGGAAGCGCGGGACGAAAGAGATGCTGCACTCGCAGAGAACGAGAAGCTGCGGGCGGCGCTGCGTGAGTGCGAGGCGAAATTGAATGCCTACTACCGGATGGAATATCCGAGCAATCTTCCATACAGCCAGAAGAAATTGGCGCAGGCAATGGCGTCCAATCCCGCCACCGTTGCACTGAAGGAGAACAACGATGATTAAGGATGAGCAGCTTTCAGACGAAGCTGTGGAGGCGGCTGCAAGAGCTATCATCATCGCAAACGGTGGTGATCCTGATGCTCTTCTGCGTCTGACCATACACAAAACCACAATCAAGGCATGGCAACAGGTTGTCCCACTGGCCCGCGCCGCTCTCATTGCAGGGCTGGCAGCGTGGCCGGGGATAGAAATCCACACTGACGGCACTGAGGACTGGATCGAACTGATTTTGCCGCAGGAGACGCCGTGAGACGTTTTCGTCGCCTGTCCATACCGCAGCACGCGCACCCGCTGGTGCGCCGGATGTTTGAAGAGATGAACCACCAGCGGATCGGGATCTTGGATATGGCAGACAGGACCGGCGTCAACAAGAACACGATCAACGACTGGAAGAACCGCAGCAACCCGCAGGTCCAGAACCTAGATGCGTGCTTCGCCGCACTCGGGCTACAACTGACACTCAGAAAGGAAATCGATGTTTGACATTCTAGACGAACGCGAGAAGACCCACGGCGATTACCACCGGGTGGCGATGATGGCCCAAGAGCTGAAGGACGCCATGCGCCGAGGCAAGAACTGGAGGACGCTTGACGACACCCAGCGCGAGACGCTGGAGCTGATCGCCAGCAAGATCGGCCGCATCCTGTCAGGCAACCCGCACGAGGTAGACCACTGGCGTGACATCGCGGGCTATGCCACGCTGATCGAGCGGTGGCTTACCTCTTGCACCGCTTCCGATGATGATCCCACTCGCCGCCACGGCGGATGCAATCCCGCCACGCCTGCTCCTGTTCGGGGGGCATCCGTTTGGCCAATAACGCCAGAAGAAGAGGAAGAACGGGCCGCGCAGCAGCCGTGACCAGGCCGATCCAGAAGGACGGCCGTTGGGCAACGAGAAAGCCACCAGCGCCAATACCGATCAACAGCACGACGACGGCGGCGATCTCAAGCCAGTTCACTTCTTGGCCCAGATAGACCAGCCAGCGGCGAAGATAACGCCGAGCGCGCCGATGATCTCGTTCATGGCGGTGGCGTCAATGACGCCGGTGCCGACAACGTAGCCGCCGCCAGCGGCCAGAACGGCGCGCACTACGCCCCAAACCATTTCCTTCGTCATGTCTTTGCTCCTGTCTTGGCGCCGGGATACTGGACCCACGGCAGTTGAAAATGTGGACCGTCCTTGAACGTCTTCCAGTCGCCGCCCCACTCCAGTAGCACACCTTCCTTCTTGGCGGCGGCCTTCATACGCTTGGCCAGCTTGTCGTAGAGCGGCCAGTCCCAGCGCACCGCGCCCTTGATCGTGCAGGCCAGATCGACGGCGTGAGAGTAGTCGTTGGCGGCAGGGATGTGGCGCGAGCGCAGCGTCTTGCTGGCGCCCTTGGCCTTGAGGATCTTCTGCTCCTCCAGCGTGCGCACGCCGCAGGTGACAATGAAGCCCGTGTCGGCCTCGGCCCAGTCTTCAGCGCAGCGCAGCACGATGCGCACTAGGTCGGGATGGACGCCCTTGAGCTTGGCGAAGGACGCGCTGTTGAGCTTCATTTGCGCAGCGCCTCCTCGATGCTGTCCAACTTCGCCATGATGGCGCGGCTTGTTTCGCGGATTTCCTTGATCTCGCGGTCATGCGCCAACCGCGATGTTTCAGTCTGGGCCTGGAGCACCGCGATGGCCGTGTCGTGCCGCTGCTGATTTCGGTAGATGACCCACACGAACGCAGCCACAGGCATGATGACCCACTGCATGACCGCGTTCAACACCTTCAGCGTCTGATCGTCAAGCACGGCACGTCACCTCGACATCGCGTTGCGGTTTTCCCGATTGTTCATCTGGTTCGGTGCCGTCACGACGGGCGCACGCTTGACGGCGCGGCTGATCGGGCCGGATGGCCTGCGCGGCGCGGGTGCACGCTGGGCAGACCGGCGCATGGCGGTCTCCAGTGCTGCGGCGGCCTTGTCAGCATCCAAAAATTCAGACGCAATTTCTACCGCCAACTTTTCGTTAATTTTACCTTCCAGACGGTCGATGATGACGTTGGCTATGGTTGCCAAACGGTTCAGCAGGTTGAGCCGCTCAGCCTTGCCAGCAGGCATGGCGAGGTCGGGCGCGGCCTCTCGGCCCATCTGCGCCAGTTCCTTGACGCGCTGGTCGCGCGACAGGTCCATCAGCACGCGGTCCACGTTGGCCTTTTGCTCTTTCGACAAGATGTCGGTCAGCTTCTCGTAGGTCGGGCCGCCCTTGAGCGCCTGCTTTATGGTGCGCGGAGCTTCACGCACTGCACCAGCAAACACGGACGCCCGCTGGCCACCTTCCGGCACCGGAGCCTCCAGCTTCTCGCGAAGGTACTTGCCGACGTCCATCTGATTGATCGGCTTGGAGCCCTTCTTAAATGCTGCCTGCGCTTCCTTCATCGAAGGAATGGCCGCCGTCAGATCATCCTTGATTTGGGTCAGTTCGCCCTTGATGAACTTGTTGTCTTCCTTGGCGATGGCCGACTTGAGGCCATCGATTGTCGAGGCCACTTCCTTGGCGTTGGTGCGCGGCACGAGGATCGGGTTGCCTTCTTCGTCCACACCCGGCTTGACCAAGCCTTTGCGGATGCGGCGCATTTCGACCAGCAGCGGCTGGTTGCCCGGGTTTTTGCGAATGGTGCCGTCGATGAGGTCCAGCACGGGCGTCGTGTCCACGACATCGCCCGCCATTTCGGCAGCGGTGTACAGCGGCTCAGACCGCGCCTCACGCACACGTTCAGCGCGCGCCCGCGCTTCCGGCGTGCGCTCGATAGCACGAAGCTGGCTGACGCGCCCTGCTTCCTGCACGTCCTTCAGCGCCAGCGCCTCGGTCGGCAGCTTCTTTGCGGCCTGTTCGCCCACGGCAGCGACGCGGGGCAAGCCGACATCGGCAGTAGCCTGCGCAAAGGTCGGCCGGACACCGGGAATGATCTCGGCTTCCGGCGCGCGGGCAGCCGCCAGCAGCGCGCTGCCGCGGCCCTCCGCGAGGTCCGTGTAGAAGGCCGTCTTGGGGTCGATGATGTCGCGGCCTTTTTGAACGGCAGCGCGCGCGGCTGTACCTGCGGTTTTGGCCCCCGGAACCTTGACGGGCGCCGCCGACATGACGACCTGCATCATGTTCATCACGTCAGGCTTGGGCAGCCCCGTCTGGCCGGAAATCCAGTCCGCGCCCTTGTCCATGTTCTCGGCAACAAAGCCCAGCGCCTGCTTGGCGAGGTTGTTCTGGTAGGACGGCGTCTCAGACACGCCGGTCATGCGACCGATAGGTGCCGACACCGCGCCCAGAACGCGCGCCTGGCTGGCGGCAACATCTTCCGCACTCTGGCCGGTGACCAGCCCAGCGACGCGCTGGAACGGGTAGGCCACCATGGCCGCCATGCCGGGAACGCTCTCCGCTACGATGTCAGCCGTTGAGGCCGCGCCGCGCAGCACCTGCTGACCAAAGGTTTCAGGTTCAGGCGCGGGAGGCGCAGGGGCAGAAGGCGCTGCCATTGCGCCCACGTCATAGCCCTTGGCCTTCAGCTTATCCAGAAGCTGGCGCTTGGTTGTACCCTCGGGGACGTTCTTGATGACGGTGCCGTCAGGAAGCCGCACGTCCATGGTCAATCACCCAGATCGTTGAAGTCAATGACATCGCCGCCCGCAGCCGCGCCGCCGTCGCCAGCGTATTCAAACTGCCCAGGATAGTCTTTAAGCAAGCGTACAATTTCCGCCGCTGCGGCTTTTTTGACGCTTGTGGGGAGATTTGGGTTAGCCAAGTCACCAGCCGCCTCTTTATACGACTGCACGTCCGGTATAGCTTGCGGCCCTTCAAACCGCGGCACAAGTTTAAGAACCAGATCGGCGATAGGCTTCATTCTGGCGTTAGCAATCGCCCCTTCAGTTCCGTAACCTACAAGTTGCGCCGCCGTATCAACCAAGTTTCCAAGATAGCTGCCCGTAGCTACGTCCAGCAGTCCGTTTTCGGCGGCAGCGGCTTCGACTTGTTTCACCGCAAAATCAATATCTTTTGCGCGCTTTTCGTTATCCAGCCGCGCCTTTACTTCTGCCGCAGTTTCTTTTTGCCTTGTTTCATTGGCGCCAGCGGCCAGTTTTTGCTTCTCAATTTCAATCTGCGCGGCTTGATAGGGCGTCATCTGCGGCGGCTGGTTCGCGGCCGCTGCGTCCTGCGCCAGCCGCTGCCGCGACAACTCCAACTGCCCGCGCTGAATGCCCGCCGTTTCGGCCCGCTGGATTGCCGCAAGCGCCTCCTGCCCGGCCTTGCTGGCGGACAGCGAACCGATCAGGGCCGACCGCACCTCCTCGGGGTTCTTACCCTCCAGCGCTTGCACATAAGGCGCGAGGTTTGCCTGCATCTCTGGCGGCACCAGATCGAACGCGCCCGCGATGTCACCGGTCTGAATGCCGTAGGTGTACGCCGGAAGCAGCGCTTGGGTCAGCGCAGCTTCTTGCGCCGCTGCCTGCTCCTTCTGAGCCGCTTGCGCCTGCGCGGCGCGCTGCTGCTCGATGGCGTAGATGTTCTCCATGCCCGCCGTGCGCGTCTGCGTCATGGCGTTCACGTCCGGCAACTGCGGGGCTGCCATCTGGTTGCCAGAGAGGATGATGTTCGGGTTGGTCCGCATGATCTACCTGCTATTGAGACGGCGACACGGGCGTAATCGCGCGAAGATAGTTCTGATACGGCTGCGCCGCCTGATACTGGCCGTAGGCGTTAGCACCTTGCGTGGCAAGGCTTGAGAGATTACCCAGCGTGTTCGTAAATGCGTTGGCTTGCCCCATGGTGCCCGCCGCCCGGATGTCACCCAGCGACGTCGTCAGATTACCGACGTTGGTCGCCGTCGAGCCGACGTTCGCCGCCTGACCCGACGCTGCCGCCTGACCAAGCCCGATCCGGTACTCCAGCGGCTGAAGCCGCGCCTGACGCTCTGTCAGATACCGCTGGAAAGCGTTTTGGTATTCCTGGCTGGCTGCATCCTGCCCGAACCGCGTGATGTCCTTGAGCGTGCCGCCGGACTGCAAGATCCCGCGGGAGGCCGCAGACCGCTCCAGAGCCTTGAGGCCCTCGGACATGCGGAACTGGTAGCCGGGGTCGGCCTGGAACTGGTCCATGCCGAACGGCGTGTACTGAGACGCGGTGCCGTAGTCGGCCAGCGCGTTGACGCCGGTCTGGCGGAACGGCTCCTGTAGCCCGATCTGCCGCTCCAGCGCGCGCTCCTGCTGCGCAATGGTGGCCTTGGTGGCCTTGGTCTGTTCCTTGGCCGCTTTCTTGGCGGCTTTGGATTGCTGGGAGCCGCCGATAAGCGACGCCCCTGCGCCGACAACGGCTGCACCGACGGTTGCGCTTATCGGATCAGGCATCAAGAAAACTCCTTCAAATATTCGTGAAGCGTCTCGCCATAGAGGTGCATCACCGTCTTGGCCTGAGACATAGCAGTTGCGTGACCTTTCGTCAAAAGGACAACCAGCAGGACAAGGTCGTAGTAGCCCGCCCGCCAGACGAACGACCGGGCGTCGGCCTTGCGTTCCCGCTCAGCGTCGTCGGACGCTTGCCACTTGAGCACCATCTGCGCCAGAGCTGCCTGCAAGGCCACGGCGTTGGCCAGAAAGAAGGGGTTGGCGGGCATGGTGACCAGCGAGGCCCAGATGGCGCCGTTCAGGTCATCACGGCTGACAGGGTCGCCGTCAGCCACGTCGTCCAGCATCTGGATCATGCGCCACACGTCCAGAAGCCACTCGACCGCTGCGGGGGGCAGGTCAAGCGTTTCTGCAAAGTGGTGGCGCAGAGCGTTGCTCATCTACTGCGCGTCCAACAGACGCTTGAGTTCGTCCGGCGTGCTGGCAGCGTCGAGGGCCGTCTGTAGGACCGCGTCGCGGTCGCGGATGGCCTGACGCTTGGCCTCGGCCGCAACGGCCTTGGCCGGGATGGTGGCCTCGATGTCGAGCGGCGCGAACTCGGCAGCCCTGACCGCACGACGCTTGTCGTGGGCGATGGCCTTGGCCTTGTCGAGATTGATGCGGATCACGGCGTGTACTCCCAGGCGTCGCGGAACGTCCTGTCGGACGGAATGTCGTTGACGTGCACAATCTTGTACGGGACGCCCGCAGGCACGTCCTTGGCCGCAATCTGTTCCAGCGTCAGTCCGCAGCCAGCAGCCGGGACGATGATGGCGACGCCGCCGTTACGAGGGTATATGATGCGATGGTCCATGCTGATCACCTGAAAACAACGGCGCAAATAGTGGCGAGGTCTATATTTGTTCCGTCACTAACTTGGCAAAAAATAGGGAATTGCGTCGTAGAATATGTGCCGCTCTGAAACAACTGCGTAACGGTGTTTGTCCCGCCGCCATCGCCTTGTATTCCCGCCACAACCGCAGCGTAACTGGCGTCTGGCATAGCCGTCGTAAAATTCACTGAGTAGTTGCCTGTGGCGTTGTCAGTGATGCTACTGACGTTGACCGCTGCACGGATAGACACCGTGCCCGTGCCGTTGAAGTTCACCCACGCCCGCGCCGCGTAGTAGAGCGGGTTGCCGCCCGTCATGGTCATGCCGTTGGTCTGCTGAACCGCGTCGGGGAACGTGATGCCTGCGCCGCCGTCGATGGTGATGGTCATGGGTTAGCTCCAGTTGCCGCTGCTGGTCGCCGCTGCGCCGCCGAGTGCCCTGATCTTGAAGTAAGAGCCAATGCCGACAACGGCAGCAGTTGAAGCCGTAAGCTGCTGAATTTGCGGGATCAGCGTACCACCAACGGTTACGATGACAATGCCAGATACGCGAGCCGCGCCCGCAGCAACGGAGGACGCAGTCGCGATATTTGTAGGGAAAACACCAGAAGCGCCGGTATGGTGCGTTATCTGCGCGTTGGCGCTCGTCCCTGCCGCCTGTTTGACCGCAGATGATGTCCAATACTGGTTGAACGTTGCCCCTCCAGCCAAAGCAAACGAAAACGTGCTGGAAGAAGTGCTCATGCTGGACAGCAGAAACTGGCAGTCAAACTCGTAGGTGCCCGCCACTAGCGTGACCTGACCGCTGCCCGTCACGTCGAACAGCGCCTGCGCGTTGGTGTTGTTGGTCAGCGTGTTGGTTGACTGAAGCACAAGGTACTGATCGACCAGCACTGCGCCGCGCTGGGACGTTGCGCCCGTCATGAAGAAGGCGGGGTTCTCGAACTCAAACGTGCCGGTCGTTGCGCTGCCGAGCGGGTCGCTGGTAAGGGTCAGTTGGGACATGGTCGCTCCGTTACAGGATCACCCAGCGCGAGCCGGATGGGATGGTGATGGTGACGCTGCCGTTGATCGTCAGCGGGCCGGTGGATGAGGCGTTCTTGCCGGATGGGATGGCGTAGGACGTCGTGACGACCTGGCTGTTGAGGATGAACACCTCGTCGCCGCCAGCACCCGTGGCACCGCCGCCGATGCCCGCCCAGCCAGACGCACCGTAGCCCTCGAAGGCACTGTTCGTGCTGTTGTAGCGGATCATGCCCGTGACGGGCGCGTCCGTGATCGACGTGCCTGCGGCGACCGTCTGCGAGACGCTGACGGTGTAGGTGCCGATGCCGCCCGATCCGGTCAGGAAGTCGGTGACGCGAGTGCCAGCCGTGACGCCCGTGCCTGTGATCGTCGCGCCGATGTAAATCGCGCCGCTGACGACGTTGGTGATGGTCAGCGTCGTGCTGCTGATCTGGCCCGTGCCGCTGAACGCGCCTGCGCGCTGGGCCGTAGAGCCAACGGGCAGCTTCATCTGCCCCGTGCCGCTCATGTAGAGGTACTGATCGACGGTCACGGTCTGCGATGCCGCCAGCAGGCGTCCGCTGATCGTCTTGGACCCGGTGATGTTCTCGGATGCCGTCAGCGTGGCGACCGCCGTGGTGCCCGTGAAGGTCGGGCTGTTCGTCAGCGCGACCGTGCCGGTGGCCGCCGGGAAGGTGACGGTGTTGGCACCAGCAACGGGGACTGCCTGCAACTCAACGTAACCGGAAACTGAACCATACAGTCGGATCAAGTTGATGTTGACGGGCGGGATGCCGTCAATGTTGTCGAACGTGCCGACCAACGTGTCGTTGCTGTCCTTGAGGATGAACTTGTAGGAGTCCCCGTAGGTCAGCCAGACCTCGGACGGCGGGCGGCCCGCAGCGTCAAGGATGATCGGGTTGGAGTGCGCCGTATTGCCCGTGAAGTCGGTATACGTCGCCTTGGGCGTGGTCGTGCCTGCCGCGTAGGTGAATATCTTGCCGCCCGACAGCGGATCGCCGTTGTCGTCGAAGAACTGCGCGCCGGGGTTGGCAAAAGGGGACAGGTTGACGGTCATGGTGCGAACCTAGCGTAAATCGGGTTATCAGGCAATCTGGTAGTTGACGTTGTAGGCGTAGGTGGCAGCGGCGCCCGATGGCGCGTTAAGACGAAACTCCAGCAAAGACCCGGTGGCAATAACGGAGCCCACTGCGGTGACGCCGCTGGCGGTGGTGACGAATGTGCCCGCAGCCGTGGACAAGGACAGGTCATCCAAAATCGGCGGCGTCATCTGGAACACGGTGTCGCCCGCTGCGATGGGGTCAAGCGTAAACGTGCCTGTCAGCGCGATGACCGTGCCCATCTGGTTGGAAAAACTTGCCCCCGCCGTCACCGTGGTGACGTTGATGACAGGGGTGAAAACAGGGGTGAAAACCGTCGGGGTTGGCAGGTAGGTGTGGATCGTGTCGAAGAACCGATACCATTCCCGCGCGACAAAAACTGGCGGCGGCGGGGGGTCGGCGTTACGGCCAGAAGACGCGTCCGTCCGCGAACGCTCGTTGATCGCCACGCGCTGGGCGGGTATCTGGCTGGCGTTAGGAAGAAGTGCCATCGAGGATCAGCTCCGCACCCATGATGACGATCTTGGTCGGGTCGGTGCCCGACACCTCGTAGACGCGGTCGCGCAACTTCAGCGTCATGCCAAGCCGCCGCCAGAAGACGCGCGTACCATAGCGCCCGATGGCGCCGAGGCTGGTCCAGTGCTCACGCGACCAGGTGTGACCGCCGTCGTCCGACCAGCGCAGCATGGCTTGAGGAACGGGCGTTTCATACGATAGCGTTGCTGTAGAAGTGATGTAGGCGGTATTCGACAAAAAATCGATAGCCATGCCCGCAGAGCCGTCTAATAGATGTTGCGCCGGGCTCGTGTATTCAGGCTGCAAGGCCAATGCTGGGTCTACATATCCCGCACCGCTTTCGCAATCAAGTTGTAGCGTATGGTGCGCCGTGCGGCGCAAATTGTTGGTGCCCGTCGGCAGCGCGCGCCAAGACCGCAACCACTTCTGTGGCTGGTCGTCGTCGGCGTACACGTTGAGGTCGAAAGCGTAAATGTTGCCGTTCTCGTAGTCGCCCACGATGGTCTGGTTGTTGAAGTTCATCTGGCAGTTCGACCTGTGCCGCGTGAACACGCCGTTGGTCAGCCCCGCCCGCTCGTGCCATGCGCCCGTGATCGTGTCGTAGACCCATGTTGCGTTGGCGGTCGGGAACGTCAGGACGTAGAACTTGTGACCTTCCTGCTGGTAGGAATACGCCACGGCGTCCGAGATCGTGCTGTAACTCTGGATGGCGAACTCAACCGCATGGGTTGAGACGCGCTCGCCGCGGTAACCGTTGGCCTGATAGACGATGCCCCGGCCGCGGGCGTCGGCGCCCAGCCAGAACAGCGTATTGTCCAGTTTGGCGACCGAGTAGACCGCAGCGCAGCCCAACTCGTTGAACGCGCCTTGGATGCGCTGGAGCGGAAAATCGGCCGTGCCAGCGTTGTACCAGACCTCAGTCGTGCCCGTGCCGAACAGCCACGCCTCGCGGTGGTCAACGTTCACCGAGATCAACTGGTCAGGCGCACCCTCGGCGCTGGCAAAGTCCAGCGGGTCAACGCTGGTGCCGTCCAGCAGGCTTGTCACCCAGATCTTCTGGCTGTTTGGCTCGTTGAACACGAAGTAACCGTCGAGGTAGCCAACCGTGGACGCGCCGGGGAAGTCCGGGTCGCCAATCGGCGCGAACGCGCCGGTGCTTATATTGTAGATGTAACCGTCCGGGTTGGCAGCGATGAAGATCTGCGTGCCGTTGTCGGCGATGGACACGGGGCCGGTGCCGTTGATGGTGCCGAGGAACGTTGCGTTGTAGGATGTGTCGATCTTGTACAAGCCTTGGCCGGACACAACGTAGCCGTCGGAACCCGTGATCTGAGGTGACCACAAGCCCCGGACAGGACCGGGGCCAACGGTGGCTAACTTGCGCAGTCCCGGCGCGCGGTTGAGGAAGGCGGGCTGCTTGCCGCCTTCCGGCACGACCTCGGGGAACAGGTTGACCATGCGGCTGTCCGCAGCGTTGACGCTGCGGGCGACGTAGCTGGACCCAAGGATCGGCGTCTGCATCAGTAGTTTCCAGCGAAGATATTGAACCGCTGGCGGGTGGCCACGATGCTGTAGGGCATCGACATGATGTCGTCGGGGTTGTTGATGCGCTTCAGGTTGCGCTTCGAGGTCATGGCGATGCGCTGCACCTGCCGCGACGGCTCGGTGCCGAACTCAGGGGCCAACTCGCAGGCAAGGTTGTAGCGGAAGCAGCGCAGGTAGCCGGGCGGAAAAGCCAGATCGGTCGCCAAATTGGCAGGTTGGGTCAACTCTTCGACAGAGACAATGTGGAACTCCAGCACCTTGGTCGGCACGGGATAGACGTACATCTCAACGTCGGGGTAGGTCATGTTGACCCACATCACCTGCGGATAGGTGCTGGTGACGGTCTTGACGGCGATGCCGTTGTACTGCTGCTGATTGATCAGCTTGAGGCCATAGGAAATGCCGTTGGACGGATCGCGGAAATAGGTGCTGTCGTCAATGGCGACGGGGCGGTTGGCAACGATGTCGCCGGTCGGCCCGAACGTGCGCGAGATGGTGCTGGGCGGCCAACTGACGACTTGATCCTGGGTGGAGAACACGGCAAGGCGCTCGGTGTTCCACGACTGGATCATCTGGTTCATGGCGAGCAGGGCGTCCTGCGATGTTTCAGACGAAGGCGTTTCGCCTTCCGCCAGAACGCCCAGAAGCCTCAGTGATCCATTGATCAGGTCGCCAGCCGTCGTCATGTCATTCGCTCGCTTCTAGCCGGGACCGACCGCGGCGCCGGGGTTCGAGCATGACATTACCCTGTTCCGGCGCGTCATTCAACGGTTCGTCCGGGTCAAACCGCGACCAGCCGTTCATCTCGTCGTGCTGCGCTTCCATTTCCATGGACGCAATCTTGACGCCGTGCTTGGGGTGACGAAGATAGATCATTGTTCCCTCCAAATAGATGGCGGGCGGCCGAAGCCGCCCGCCTGTTGGTTATGCTACGCGGTACAGCGTCCATGCGCCCGCCGCAGACTTGCGGGCGACGAGGGCCGCGCCGGTCGTCACAGGGATCGTCATGGTGAGCGAACCCGAAACCGTCCAGCCCGTGCCCGCAGCGATGATCGCCGTGGCCGAGGAGGTGCCGAGGTTCACCACACGGAACGTGAACGCAGTGCCCACCTTGTCCGAGTTGGTCAGAACGGCTTCCAGATCCGCCACCGTCGGCAGCGTGTAGGTCACGGACGCCGCAGTGATGCCGCTGTTCGCGAAGATCAGGCCGTTGAGAACCTGAGCCGGGGTGAGCGTCGCGGCGGTCGTTACCGAAATCGGATCGGGCAGAGCATCGATGAGCGGTTCGTTGAGGTTGCCGTCACCGAGCTGGTAACCGCCGCCGCCATTGGGAAGTGCCATGTGAGTATCTCCTATCTTTACCTGTTAGCCCCAGATGCGCGCGGCCATCTGCGGGCGGATGGTTGCGAAGCCGTACAGCACGTCGATACGGCAGGGGAGCCGGTCGTTGTTGATGTCGTACTGGCGCACGATACGCATCGAGATGCCGTTGTGAACCTGGCGGGAAGCCATATCGACGCCGCTCGGCATCAGAAGGTCAGCCGTAGCGAAGGAGATGGCGTCCTTGTGGTACACAAGGTTCTGCGGGTACTGGGTCGAAGCCGCGCCGACGAAGGTGACGGCCTTGCCGGTGATCGTCAGGGTGTTGACGGTCGCCAGAGCGTTCGACGGCGAGTAGAGCGCCGGGGAAACGCTGAGGGTCACGGCACCACCAGCAGACGAGGTAGCCGCAGCGGTCACGACGAACTGCTGAAGCGAACCCGTGCTTTCGCGGGTCTGCGGGTTGACCGAGAAGCAGTCGGCCACCGTGAACACGTCGCCGACGGTGAAGGTCAGGGTGTTGCCAGCGGACGCGAGCGTGATGGTCGAAGCGCCTTCCGTAGCGTTGCCGTTGACGGTCGCGCCCGTGGCAGCGCGCGAGCCAGTCGTGTGCTGCTTGATGGACTGCGACATATTGATCTCCTCGTAGCCGAGGACACCTTCACCCATCATGCCGTTCTTGAACTGGCGGGAGATCGTGTCAACGGGGTTGAAGAGACCCTTCATGCCTTCGACCAGACCGGCGTTGGCTGCCGGGTTCACCGTGGCGTAGCGGTTCGGCATCATGGCAGCGTACTCGTTCAGCTTCTGCTGGGCCTGAAGCAGGACAAGCGAAGTGGCCGGGGTCGTGCCGGGGGTGCCAACGGTCGAGAATATCGACTTGTAGGAGTTGGCGACGTCAGCGTCGATGGAGGACGCAAGCTGCGAGATACGCGGCTTGAGCACACGATCAGCGAAGTCGTCGAGCTGCATGGTCAGTTCGGCCGACGTGAAGTTGACGCCAATGTGCTTCTGGCTGGAGACGGTGAGCGTGGTGAACTGCTCGTTGTCGTCCTGCACCTGAAGGGCAGCACCGTCGGTCACCAACGCACGGTCGGGCAGACGGATGCGGAGGGTAGAACCGATCTTGGCACCTTCAACGGCGAAGCTGTCGTCGTAGGCGCGGTTGACGTTGCGGGTGATCACCAGGTTGTTCTCAAGGATTTCGAGAGCCTTCCGGGTGATCATGTCGATAGTAAGAATGCTGTTAGCCATTGTCTTTTCCTTGGCTTAGCGTTTACGTTGTGCCTCGTACTTCTTCGTCTGGCGCAGCCGTTCTGCTTCAATCCATTCCGACGTTGACATGCTCTTGATGGAGCGCGGGTCGGTGGTGTCGAACGCAGGTGCACCAGAGGTGCGGGCCGTGACCGGACTGATAGGAGCCGGGGCGGTTGAGGTCTTCTTGGCCGGTGGAGACGACGCCAGTCTGGCCTCGATCTTCCCGATTTCCCGTGCCTGCAAGAGCGGGCTGAGGCGCGCAATCCGTTCGGCTTCCTTCGGGTTCGACCCCAAGTGATAGATCACATCGGGACCGATCTCGGAAGACTGAATGGTTTGCGCCATCGTTTCCGTGATGGGCAGCTTCGGGTTGTAGGCGACCTGTTCAAAGTCGT